AATCAGTTTTTTTTCGTAATACGTCGTTTATTTCTGCATAACCACCTTTAACATAAATATGAATAGCTTCTTTTTCCGTTTTATTCAGATCATAAGCAAAGGGATATAGTCCTGCTGCTTCTCTAGCGGCGCGTCCAGCCGCGTTAATTCCTTCGGCCGTCCATTGGCCGCCGGTTGGTACTCCTTCCGGGTCCCGGGGTTGGTTTGGGTTGTATCCCATTATTCTACCTCGTCCATAACTTTGTCTTTGAAGAGTGCTTGTTCTTTTTCCTTGTCTGCTTGCGCCTTCGCTATCATTTTCTTTGCGGTCTTTTCGTCTTCTTTCATATTACGCATTCTAAATTCTACTTTTCCCATAAGCCCTTGAGATACTAGACGAAGATCTTGCTGGAGTTGGGCATCCTTATCAACGATAACTGAGTCATCGAATTCGTAAGTTACTGTATAGCTGCCCGCCGGTGCTAGTTTATATAATGTGGCCCAAGCGTCCATCGCGTACAGTAGGTGATCCAGTGTGTTAGATAATTCTTTTTGAGTGTCTACTACGGTAGAGTAGGTCCGCTGTTTTGAAGCATTTATTTCCGTGGCGGTTTTGTCTACGTTCTGTGGATCGCTTAAAGTTCCATACGCCAGGCCAACTGTGAATTCAATGCGTTTCAATATCGCGTCCAAGCCTCTTAGTATATTCTCTTCTCGAATATCCGGGGTCCATTCGTGGAACAACTCTTCATCAGCTAGGCTGCCGCTTGCGTTGAGTGCCCGATATAAGCGCTTGATCGGCAGCACTGGCCGGTCGTTGTCATCCTTGTCGAATGCCATGAGATCCACATAAAGCGCACGCTGGCTGCTCTCGAATTCCCATAAGAAGTTAGACCATTGAATATCCGCGTTCTTAATAAGTTCATCAGCGCGTGAGTAACATGACACTCCTAGAGGGGAATTCACATCAATATTATTCGCAAGTGGATATCTAAAATAAGCAAACAAAGGTTTTTCAATACCCTTTAGGTGGGTCTCTGGCTGTAAGTCTGCCCAATCATCGACCACTTCTAGCGGCACCAGCTTACCCAGGGTGCCTTTAGAGCTGCTCTGGTATGCCGTATTTCTGACAACGTATTTATTTTCAGGTAGTGTTTCGTGATATTCCAACCGCGTGTAGAATTTTTTTCCGATAGTCCTCTGATCTACGAATACGCACGATTGCACTCCGCCACTAGGATCGAATTTTATCGGGAAGAACTGATCCGCTTGAATGAAGTCAACGTTAATATTTCCTTCTGACACGTATGGCTTAAGAGCAATCCCGCCTTTTGCAGCTCCATACTCTACAGTGGTGCGGATCTTTTCAATAACTTTCTCGAATTGTTCTTCGAGGTATTTCCCGCGCTTACTTTCTTCTTCAAACTTCGCTACCATCTCGATTGTTGTAATTCTAGAGATCTCTGAAGAGATTGTCGCTGCCAGGTTGAGTGAAATTACATCTGCATTCAGCCACTCCGCGTCGTTTTCGTACATGCGCGCCCATAGCCGGATAGCTGCAATCATTGGCTCACTCATTGATACATCAATGTGCAGCGCTTTTTTAATAGCAGTTTTGGTTATCATTTTATTCCATACTCCTTTTACCCAGCTAACAATCCCGTCAAAGATCATCTAGTTTCCTTATCTATTTATGCTCCACTTTCATAAACGTGTAGGTTGATCTCATGTGTAGCATCGTCGTCAGTTTTAGCAACTATGACGATTGCAACTTGAACACTGCCGCTGAAGACCATCCCCGCTACGTCCCGTGCATTTGCCCCTAACGCTTTACTTCCCTCGCCACCAACTAGTTCTCTATGCCTCAACTGGGTAGTAGTTGTTAAGTTCGCGTCTGCCGCCTGGGTTTCGTTGAATGATGTCATGTGATTTACAACCGGCACAGTTTCGATTGACAAAACAGCGGATTCTCCGAGGGGTGCAATTTGGTTTCTGCAAACTATATCCAGCTGAGTTCCCTCGTCAACGTCTAGGCTAGTATCCCTATAAAGGTAAACATCGGAACTGTGACTAACCATAACCTCTGCGTAAATATGAGCTTCGATCGTCGCCGGTGAATTGAATGCAATTATCGTCATTTCACCAATATTTGTTACGTCATTCTCGAAGTGTGCAATCCATGCTTTCTTGTCGTGGATCGCTTTATGCGATACGTCCATGGTTACTAGGTCTGCTCCCAGGGCGGTAGTGTTTAGATCCACTGCCGTGGTGTTCAGATCGACAGCAGCATCGCAGTTTTCAACTGCGGTCGTATTCAATACAACCTTATCCTCTAGCGTTTCAATATCATCCTCTAGGGATTCAATGTCTGTTTCAAGTGCTCCGACTGAAACCACTGCATTCGGATCTGAGACGACCACTGCTACATCATCTACTGCCGCTGTATTACCTGCCACCACCTTTGCACGTGCATCGCTAGTGTGATCCTTTAGCTCTACCGCTCCAATCTCAATATCACCGACTTCAAGAGTTATATCCCCTTCTACTATTTTTACTTCTTCTAATTGGTGCCCGTCATCTGTTAAGTGCATGCCCATTTTATTACTCCTTATCTATCAAAACAATTAATTATCATGGATCTTTCATCTTCTCTGGATCCTGTTGTGGTTATTTTACATGATACTAGATATCTTTTCGTGGCCACTCCCCCGGATAGCCAAAATGTCACTACACCAGAATTCACCGCTGGATCATCGGCGGCCACCAGTTCCCCGGTTGGATCTATAGTGATAACAGCCGTTGAGATTGCCTCCTCAGTGTCTTCGTCTAGCCAGTCATCCCAGTCGAACTGAAAGTCCAACGAAGCATCTGGATCTATCTTATACACATTCATTTATTACCTCCGTTCTATCTTCAGTAAGAATCTTCAATCGTCGACATAGAGAAAGAAGAACGACCGTCGCTAAAAGATCCGGGTCGACTCCGGTCAATAAATACTCTCCTATTGCTGCTCGTAAGATTAGATCTTTAGTGAGTGAAGCGTTTACTCCAGTGAGTAAATATTCTCCAATCTCAGGAATAACTTTGTACCCCTGCAATAGGTCTGCATTGATTCCGGTTAGTGAATAGCTGCCAACATCAACCAGCATTCCATATCCCTGGTAGAGTCCGGCCACTACACCAGCCAGATCGTATTCACCAATTGCAGCTGCCATAATGATATCAGTTTCACGCAACGACGCTTCAGTTCCTGTTAACAAGTATTCTCCAATTGCTGCAGTCAATCTGCGTCCTTGTAATAAATCAGCGTTAACTTCTGAAAGATTATAACTTCCAACAGCTGCGGCCAACTTGCGCTTGAAGAGTAGATCCGCTGCAGTCCCAGATAGCGCGAAACTTCCAACTGCCACAGCTAGTTTACGCTTGAATAGAAGATCCGCTGCAGTCCCACTAAGCGCATAGGCTCCTACCTCTGCATCAAAACCGTATCCCTGCAGCAAGCCAGCACTAACGCCAGAGATATTATAGGCACCTACGTCGATGTGGAATATTCGCTTGAGAAGAAAATCGGCAGCAATTCCAGACATTGCATAGGACCCGACGTCCGCATTCATGCAGAACCCATACCGCATATCCGGATCAACTCCGGTCATTGCGTATGCGCCTGCGTCAACGTTGAATATTCGTTTGAAGATTAGATCCGCGGCAGTGCCACCCAGGGCAAAACTTCCGACGTCTAGCAGCATCCCGTACCCTTGATAGATTCCAGCAACTACACCGGTTAGAGCGTATTCTCCTACCGCAGCTGCCATAATAATCGCGGATTCTCGCAACAACGCAGCAATTCCTGATAAAGTATAATTGCCAACTTCTGCTTGAATTTCATACCCTTGCAATAAATCAAGAGCTGTCCCAGATAAAGCATAACTACCTACGTCGACATGAAATATTCGCTTGAAGAGTAAATTCGCAGCAACTCCGGAAAGTGCATATGCTCCGACTTCAGGAATTAATTTTCTCCCATATTCTAAATTAGAATTTACACCGGTCAGTGCGTAAGCTCCAACAGCAGCTTGCAGCTTGAAGTACCTAAAGTCTAGTGCAGAGCCTGTCAATGCATAAGAGCCAACTTCTGGTATAACTTTTCTTCCAAATTCCAAATTTGGTTCTGTTCCTGTTTTAACGTATGAACCGACTTCAGCTGAAAGTAATGTAGTGCTTATTTGCGCATACGTTCTCGGGGTGCCACCATTATAAAGCCACTCTCTTTCGTCTGCTGTATAAATCTTTCTCGCTACTCCAGCAGACCACATAATGCCGTCTAAAAAGTTGATGGGGACGCTGGCGGTTTGGTAAGCACCTAACGCAAGATTTGCTGTGTTGTCATTACATCCAGTTGTATGAGCAACCTCATTCACTGTACCATTGTTAACCTGAATATATATTTTATTAGCAACTGGGTCATGCCATGCAATAACAAATATTTTCGTGGCGAGAGGAACAGCCCCATAATTGTTAGCAACCACGTTTGGAGTTTCCGTTCCGTCTGAAGATATAAAAAATATAAATCTGTCTGACGTAGAATTGTAGAACAACATGTATTCTCCACGGTTAGTAGCATCCCACTTACTAACAAGTGCTACATTCTCTGTTTGAGATTCGAACTTCACCCATCCCCATACAGAAAATGCCTCGTCTGCAAACGAGTAATCTGCGTGGTCGGCTTTCATAAAATATTCTGTATCAGCTAACTCAAAATCTCGCCCACCCTCAGCACTTGCTATTGTTCCGCTTGTTTCGACTAAGTCGTGTCCACCTGTATGACTGTCGATAGCATTACCGCTAGCTTCATCTAACTCCCACCATGCTTCTAAGTCTGTTATTCCTGGATTAGATACTGCCATTAAAACATCCCTCTACCATGCAGCATAAACTCTCTACACTGCACGGTAGGTAAAATTAAATATTCCATTGTCGCATTCATCTGCGACCTCAGTTTATTCTAACGTGAATAAACTTGCACCAAAGTCGATTGTGAATGTTTCGCCGTCAGCGAGAGTCACATCGGATCCGTAGTCAAACCAAGCAAGTAGAGGATCTGAAGTTGCAGTCTGATCGAACACAACCACATGCCTGAAAGTTGCCACATCACCGGAAGCAGTTAGCACCAAGTCGGTTAAGACCAGGCTATAAACCCCAGCGGTTTGGGTAGAGCTGATCGTCACGATCTCCTGGGTTGATAGGTTGGTGTACGCGATTTCGGTTAGATCCCCGAGTAATCCATTTGCCACTGCGGGTGTATTCCCATGGGTTGTTAGCGCAACCTGCAGGGTATCTGAACTGAGGTTCATATCTCCGTCACAGAGATAATCTACGAACGGTTGAAATTTTACGAATGCTGCCATTTTAGAACTCCTTTACTAATCTGTTATTTGCCCATGGTCATAGAAATGTATGTCAAGTCTAATCACCGTGGGTATGCCCGGTACAGTTGTACCGTTATTGCCGTTATTTGGAGACGCCGTTCCTTCAGCGTCTCTCAATTCGTGAGCAAACCGCTCTAAAAATTGTATCTCGGTGCCGTTGAATACCACTACTTTGTCCTGCCGCTCCCATAGGATCCAATCTTTCCCCCCGCAATCCCCCCAGTCTGGAAGAACGCCACTCGGTTCCGCTTGATTATAGGGATCAAAGATGAATAAATCAATGTGAGCGGGTATATTATCGATAAGCCCGGCCGGGTCGTCTACTATGCTTTTCCAGGGTTTATTCCATCGAGGTACATCTTTTCCGGGGATGTGAACAACCGGGGTATATCCCAATCTGCGCCAGCTATCCCCATAATTCATTATCATATCAAGGGGAAAATTTAAATTCGCCACATGGAGATTTGCTTTTACCCAATCTAAACCACCAGGTATTTCATACATTACTTCCCTCTCTTTCGCCAGGTTATGTTAGTACCGTATCGAACTGATGCAATAGCGTGATCTTTTTTACGGGGATAATCGCTGATGTAATTCCCTTCATTGTCTACTTCATGCTCATATTCGAGAAACTCCTCGGCCGTGAAAGGTGCGCGCTTGTTATCGATCACAATAGCCTTTAGCGATTGCAGCCACTT